AATCTTAATATGCCTTAATAGCGGAAGGTCGCCGCTAACTTCGTAAGCATAATCAAAAGTTCCGTTTACATTTACTGGTACTATTACTTGAACCTGCTTGTGGCTTGGGGATCTTTGGAAGCCGCGCAAGTTTACAGCTTCCATTTCTGCATCTGCAATATTTTCCCCAGTAGAGGGGTCGGGTATACTTAGCCCTGCTTGAGGCCTAACTTTTACCCTCACATTTGAAGATGTATATTCAGATTCGTCGGAAACATCTATATCTAGAATAACTGCACTTGCTCCAGCTAGTGGAGAAATGTACCCAAGGGGCCCACGACTTAACCCGTAATCTACATCTGGATACGGATATGTCACCCAATTATTAATGTTACTATTAGCAATAAGATTATCCCTAGTGCTGTACTCAAATACCGTCCCCCAGGATTGTATTTGCTGCAATGTTAAATATTCTATTTGCATTTTTTAACCTTAATTTGTTTTTGTAATATTTTATATACCTGCTCAAATTCTCCATCCTTCATCATATCAGAAGGACATTTGTGAGTTCCTTCAACCTCAGTCTTTAGCCATTGCGTTGAGACATAAGAAGTGAAGTTTTTTGATAAAAGCTCCATTATAGATAATTTTGAAATTTTAGGCATTTAGATTTATTATTATTTAGATATATGATTACACTCATATATTATAAGTGTATATATTATATACTAAATTATAAAAAATTTATGTCTAGGAAAAAACCCCAAACAACGGATAGCATAGAGCTGCCGAACCCATTAAAAACTAAATTTGTAGTAAGAGGAAAGAAACTTACAGAAAAGCAAATAAGATTCCTGGACCTCTGTCTCGACGAAGAGACTAAGGTGGTTTTTGTTTCAGGCCCTGCTGGTTCCACTAAAACATATATGGCGGTGATGTCTGCCCTACGCTTACTACAAAAAGATGAGAGCTTGGATTTATTATATGTAAGAACAGCTATTGAGAGTGCGGACAAGGGCTTAGGAGCATTGCCTGGCACCCTTGAAGATAAGATCAACCCATACATGGCTCCACTTGAAGATAAGCTCCAGGAGCTGCTTCCTTCCACTAACACCCTAAAGACAGAATTGATTAGCAGTGGCAGAGTGCAAGCTATGCCCATAAATTTCCTTAGAGGAGCTAGTTGGAATAATAAAATTGTAATAGCTGATGAATCTCAAAACTTTTCCTTCAAGGAGTTAGTTACATTAATAACGAGAATTGGTGAGAACTCTAAACTATTTGTATGTGGAGACCCGATGCAGAGCGATATAAATGGGAGGAGTGGGTTTAAGCCAATGTTTGATTTATTTAATGATGAAGAAAGTAGAGATAATGGAATTAAAGCTTTTGTATTTACCGAAAAAGACATACTTCGAAGTGCTATATTAAAATTTATTATAAAGAAATTAAAAACCATCTAATTTCTGTGTAATAAAATACATGGAATGGACCGAGATAATTGTTGCAGTAATTAGTGCTACAGCCACAATAAGCTGTGCCTTGCTAGGCAAGCTTGCGATGAAAAGGAGGCAGGCTGCAAAAAAAGACCCAATAATGCAGGATGTTGAAAATAATGAAAACATCGAAATATGCTTAAATTATATATTAGAACAAGTCGGTGCTGACAGGGCATATGTAATGCAGTTTCATAATGGGGGATATTATATTTCTGGGAAAAGTCAACAGAAGTTTAGTTGTACCCATGAGGTTAGTTCTGCTGGAACAAGTAGGGAGTGTCAAGATTCCCAAAATCATTTGGTATCAAATTATCACATCTATATCTCGAATATAATGAAAAATCAAGAGTACTGTTATGAAGACTCTTCAGAAATAGAAGATAATGCATTCAAGAATATCATTATGTCTAAGGGTGTTCTATCCATATACAACATACCACTAAAAACTTTAGAAGGAAAGATTATAGGTATTCTCGGCATAGACTTCGTAAAAAAACAAGCAAGTCCAATATATATACACTCCAAAAAAGCTGGCAAGTGCAATTGCCATGAAGATGTCAACCAGTTCATGAGGACGCAATCTAGGATTATCTCTGCATATTTAATTTAAATGGATTTTTTATAATATAACATTATTATAAATAATGAGATCTATATTTTGTACTAACTGCGGAGCGAAAATAGAATATTCTTCCGCTAAGCCTAAGTTTTGCAGCTCCTGCGGCGAACCCATGTCATCTTCGGTAGCGGCTAGGCTACCGAATAAAGCTAGATCAAGAAAAATAGAAGAGCTAGATGATGGACAGACCGATGCCACAGAAGTACCTAGTATTAGTAGTATAGAATATGATATCGAGGTGCCTCGTGACAATATGTTTAAACTCGGTGATATATTAGATGAGCGACAAGAAGGAAAGTAGTAGTATATATGAAGACTACTCAGACGTAATCGATTTAGAACTAGCGAAGAGAAGGAATAATTGGTTCCTTAATTCTGTTTCTTGGATTGATTTCGATGATGTGAGTCAAATCATAAGAGCCCACATACATAAGAAGTGGGACCAATGGGATCAAGAGAGACCAATAAAACCGTGGCTAAATAAGATTATCTCAAACCAATTCAAAAATATACTCAGGAATAATTACAGCAATTATGCTAGGCCATGCCTCAACTGCCCATTCGCCATGGAGGGTTCAGAAAGTCAATGCTTATTCACCCCTAGCGGCTCGCAAGACAGCTCCTGCCCCTTGTATAAAAAATGGGAGAAAACTAAAAAACAGGCATATAATGTAAAGATAACATTATCCATAGAGAATCATTTACATGAAGTTGATAAAACTTATACTGAATCAGATCAAGACATAGAGCAATCAATTAAGAAATTAATATCAGAATTAAAGAAAGTTTTAAACAAAAGACAATGGCAAGCATTTGACCTGCTTTTTATAAGAAATTTATCTGACGAAGACGCTGCAAAAGAAATGGGGTTCAAGAGTAGTGAGTCAGGAAGAAAAGCTGGATATAAGCAAATTAAAAACTTAAAGAATATACTAAAGGAAAAGGCTGAGAAAATATTAAGTGATAAAGGTATAGTATTTTTAAATGCAGACACTAATGAAACTGACAGACCACCAGAAAAATAAATTAATAGAAAATTTCAATAATACCCCTAATCTAACTGATTTAACCAGGCTAATATTTGAAGACGATACTTTAGACGGTAGGACAAAAGAGGGCAGGGCTGTTAGGGACTTTCTTGCAAATAGAAGCCTAGACTACCAGACGACAGCATGGGAGAAGGTTAAGGACGTTGACTTGTCTGAAAGGGAAATTGATTTCATTAAAGTTCAAGCCGAAAATGGATTAAGTGCATTTCAAATATCTGAAATATTATATCCAGAGGTAAATGTAAAAAGATTATCAAAGCATCATCTAGCTGTTTTGGGTTTCTTAAAAGAATATGAGCCAAACTTTGTTCATGAAAGTGAATCTGCAATTAATCAGGAGTATAAACCACCTAGGACATTAAAGGTTTCAATTGATAAGATAAATACATATTGCCACTCTACCTTTAAAGAAGAAGAGATGAACCATGATGACCTTGAGTGTGCCAAGCAGTTAGTTAAGAATTTATCGGCGCCAAGACTAATACAAGTCATAAATAATTATAGCAGTAAGAAGGATAGAGAATTATTCGAAGCTGAATTTGTAAGAGCTATATGGGATAAGCCCGACCTAACAAGTGATGAAGTTAATCTCTACATCAATGTATGTGTCGATTATATTAATTTAAAAAATATTTCGTCTCATATAGAAAAGCTTAATATTATGTTTAACGAAGTCGAAGATCAACAAGATATGACCGTAAGACTAGCGGAAGTACTTAAGTCAAAGACGGATGAGTATGATAAATGCGAAAAGAGAATGGAGTCATTAATTAAAAAGCTAAATGGTGATAGAGCTGAAAGACTAAAGAATAGATTTAAAGAAAATGCCAGTATATTAACATTGGTGAGGAATTTCCAGATAGAAGAACAAAGAACTCAAATGATACAAATAGCAGAGATGCAGAAAAAATTAGTTGAAGATGAGGTTGTTAGATTAGATAATATGGAAAGCTGGAAGGCTAGAATCTTAGGAATATCAAAAAAGGACGCAATATGAAGAAAATTGAATTATTAATAGGTGATCATGAATACGAATTGATCGAGCAGATCTTTGAAAAGGAATCTGACTTTAACCCCATAACGGAAACCGACCAGGTGATTATTAAAGCTTTGAGTGCTATTATTAGCCCTAAGAACTTATGCGAGGAAAATGTAGGGGGTGAAGAACTAACTACCACATCGTATAGGCAAGTAGAAGAACCTCAAGACAAAGTTATAGATGGAGCTACCGCTATTAAAAACTTATGACCTTAGGGCTGTATGTATACAAGCTATCAAACATAAGAGTCATAGACGGAGATACAATAGATGCAGACATAGACTTGGGTTTCCATATAACAGTAAGACAAAGAATTAGATTATATGGCATAGATACACCAGAGACTGTATTACAAAGTAAAATTAAAAATCTAGAAGATCGTAAAAATGAGAAAAGATTGGGGCTATCTGCTAAGGCTCGCGTTAGCGAGATCTGCAGTAAGAACGATGTGTACCTAGAAAGTGTTAGTATAGGCAAATACGGTAGGGTGCTAGGAATTATATATTATCTTGAAGATGATATAGGTATTCAAGATGACTTTGTTTCTATTAATGATTTGCTTGTAGCCGAAGGCTATGCTGAGACTTATAATAAATAATTATTTGTTTTATTTTAATGAGTGCGGAATGTAAAGTGTGCGGGCAGTCGTTCAAGAACGACAAAGGTCTTCATATGCATATATCTAAAATTCATAAAATTAAATTAGCTGAATATTATGTTAATTTTTATCAACGTAAAGATTTGCATTCTGGTGACCTTTTACCATTTAATAATAAAGAAGATTATTTTATAATAAATTTTTTAAACAATAATAATTTACTTTCTTGGCTCGAATATGCAGATGTAAAGGATGCCAAGAATTATTTAACATCTAGACTTTCCCATAGGATTAAGAGTAAAGGGCTTAGTTATGCCCCTTGCCATACCGAGATGATTCTTAACGAACTTCCGAACATTGATTTATATAAAAGGTTTTTCGGCTCTTACTCTAAGATTTGTGAGGAACTAAAAATAATGCCATTATTTGGCAAAAACATAATGAAAGACTTTTTTAAGAAAGATGATTTCTTTAATAGTTTAAAAATACTCATAGATACAAGGGAGCAACAACCTCTTGAATTTGACAAGTCCATGGACATGAAGTTAGACTTCGGGGACTATACACTAGGCTCACCCCATTACGACTATACATATGTTGATAGGAAGAGCGAAACAGACTTTAAGAGCACTCTGTCTTCAGGTATTAAAAGGTTTAGGAGAGAGCTTGATAGGGCTAAAAACTTTTCTTCCTACATATTTGTTGTTGTAGAATCGTCTATTGATGATATTGTAATAAACAACATGAGGGGTCCATATAATTCTAATCTATCATATGTATGGCATAACATGAGAGAGCTGTGCCACGACTACAAGGGGAATTGTCAATTCGTATTCTCTGGAAGCAGGGCAAATTCAGAAAATATGATTCCTAAAATATTATTTTATGGAAAAAAATTATGGGATGTAGATCTTCAATACTTTATAGATAAAAAATGACTTGGGAAACTGGAAATCAAGATTATCAAAATCCGTTCGGCAATGTAAACGATGAATTAAAAAAAATCAAAGGATACATGGATGAGGATGAGGCGAAGTATCATTTGTATAAATTCCTTAGGGCTAATGTAACTTTTGCTACCGACTTAATTTCTGGAGTTCAATTATTCCCTTTTCAGCATTTAGCTATTAAGGCAATGCTTGAGGCTGACTACTTCCTTGGCATATGGAGTCGTGGTATGTCTAAATCGTTCAGTACTGCTATATATGCATACCTTGATGCTATGTTCAACCAAGGTATACAGATAGGTATAATGGCGGCAACATTCAGGCAGTCTAAAATGATCTTTGAGAAAATAGAAGATATAGCTAAAAAACCAGAGGCAGCTTTCCTTTCCCAGTGTATAACTAAAAAATCAAAGAAGAATGATCAGTGGACTTTAGAAATTGGAGATTCTAAAATAATTGCTTTGCCATTAGGTGACGGATCAAAGCTTCGTGGGTTTAGGTTTCATAGAATAATTATAGATGAGTTCTTGCTGATGCCAGAGAACATCTTCAATGAGGTTATACTTCCGTTCCTTAGTGTAGTTCAAAACCCTACAGAGAGAGAAAACTATACAAAGATTGAGAATCAGCTTATAGCAAAAGGGGAAATGAGGGAAGAAGATAGAAAAAAATGGCCAGCTAATAAATTAATAGCCCTTTCTTCGGCTAGTTATAAGTTTGAGTACTTGTATAAAGTTTATGAAACTTTCGAAGACCTTATAATTAATGGTAGGGGTGAAATGAATAAAGATCTATCTAATAGGTGCATAATGCACTTCAGTTATGATGTAGCACCTAAAGCCCTCTATGATCAAAATTTGATCAATCAGTCGAAGCAGACAATGAGTCAGTCTCAATTTGACAGAGAGTTTGGGGCTATCTTTACTGACGATAGTTCTGGGTTCTTTAAAACATCCACAATGAAGGCCTGTACGGTCAAAGACGGAGAAGACCCTTCTACCGAAATAGCTGGAGATAGAGATTCCAAATACCTTCTGGCGTTTGACCCAAGTTGGGCGGAAAGTGAAAGTTCTGACGACTTTGCAATGCATGTTTTAAAATTAAACAATAATACTAAAACAGGAACTTTAGTACATAGTTACGCTGTGCCTGGACTAAAAATGAAAGAGCATATAAAATACTTTCATTATATACTCGAGAATTTTAATATAGTTGCTATAGTAGGAGATTACGGAGGTGGTGTGCAGTTTATTCAAGCTTTAAATGCAAGTGAGCTTTCCAATAAAAAGAAGATAGAGATAAAGGAAATCACAACAAACTTAGATGATTCCGAAAACTATCAAGAATGCCTGAGGGATGCAAAAACCCAATACGATTTAAAAGAAAACAGAATTTGCATACTAAGGAAGCCTACTGCAGACTGGATAAGAAAAGCAAATGAATTATTACAAGCAAGTTTTGACCACAAGAAAATATGGTTTGCTTCAAGGCCTTTGGATAAGGCTTATCATCTTCAAGTGAAGAAAAAGTTAGATATTGATGATTTAGTATTCATGCCAAATCAAGATGATTCAATGAGCTCCTCTATAAAGTTGAATATAATTGATTTCTTAGAACATCAGTATGACATGATTAATTATACAAAGAATCAGTGTGCATTGATACAAGTGACATCTACCCCTCAAGGCACTCAGACTTTTGGATTGCCGTTAAATCTCAGAAGGCAGAGCGGTCCAGGAAAGGCGAGAAAGGATTCCTACTCTGCACTTATACTGGCAAACTGGATGGTTAAAACTTACTATGACATGATGGATGTAGAGGAGAGCCCAGTTACGGCTACTTTTACTCCAATTTTTATAAGTTAAAAGTAACTTTTAATTTAACTTTGGACTTTTCAGTGTATAATATATTATGCCTAGAAAATATACAAAGAGATCAGATTATTGGAATAAGTTTAATGTCCATGAAAAATCTTTAGATGATTTAGCTAAATCAGCCGCATCTACGGGTCCAGCTTTTGCGGGGGAGAACTTCTATGTAGCAGAAGGATCCTATGTCAGGAATGTGAGCCAGCCAGACGCTAACCAAACGAATAGAGGTAGATCATCAATAAATGCGCAAAAGCCTACATGCGATAAGTATTCTCATATTAAAGCTTTAAGTCTTCCTTATTCTTATAAGGAGAATCATATATCGCCAAGAGATTCTATATTAATGTGTCAAAAAGCCTACGCCAATGTACCTATTTTTAGAAATGCCATAGATGTAATGGCTGAGTTCTCTAACTCGGAGATATATTTAGAGGGCGGTTCTGAGAAGGCTCAAAATTTCATATACAAATGGCTTGACAAGATTCAGTGCTGGAAAATGAAAGACCAGTACTTCAGGGAGTACTACAGATCTGGGAATGTATTTATATATAAGCTTGAAGGATCTTTCGGTAAAGAAGACATACTAAAATTAAATAAAGTTTATGCGGATTCAAATTTTGCAAGCTCCTCTATTCCAATGAGGTATGTATTTCTTAACCCATATGACTTTGTTGCTGACAGGGCTATAACATTTGACTCAAAGAATGGAGTGTACCAAAAGTTACTAAGTGAGTACGATATAGAAAGATTGAAGAATCCGAAGTCTGAATACGACCAGCAAGTCTACGATTCTTTACCTCCTGAGGCAAAAGAAAAAATATCAAAAAAATCCTTCAATAGGGATGGTGTTAAAATTGAACTAGATCCTAAAAAATTAATATATTCTTTTTATAAAAAACAAGATTATGAACCCTTCGCTACTCCTTTTGGTTTTGCTGTATTAGATGACATAAACTGGAAAATGGAATTAAAGAAAGTAGATCAGGCAATTAGTAGGACTGTTGAGAATGTTATATTATTAATTACAATGGGTAATACCCCCGACAAGGGTGGGGTTAATCCTCATAACTTGCAAGCTATGCAACAATTATTTATGAATGAAAGTGTGGGTAGGGCTTTGATAGCAGACTATACTACTAAGGCTGATTTTATTATACCAGATTTAAACAAAGTGTTAGGTCCTGAGAAATATGAAATAGTTAATGAGGATATCAAGGAAGGGCTTCAAAATATAATAGTAGGCAAAGAGAACTATTCTAGTACCCAAATTAAAGCGCAAATTTTCCTAGAAAGATTAAAGGAGGCGAGGAATGCTTTTATAAGTGATTTCCTGCAGCCTCAAATAACTCATGTATGCAAATCGATAGGTTTAAAAAACTTTCCAAAAGCTAAGTTCATAGAGATAGATATAAAAGACGAAGTTCAACTGCAGAGAGTTGCGTCTAGGCTTATAGAGATGGGTATCATTACCCCAGAGCAAGGAATGACTGCAATCAAAAAAGGTATATATCCAAATCCAGAAGATCTTGGGGCAGCTCAAGAAAAATTAGTAGAAGACAGGGAAAAGGGTTTTTATGTACCCCTTTCTGCGTCTCAACCTATACTAATGGAAGAAGATCAGGATATGAAAAAAGAGAAGCATGATGCGGAAGTTGAAAACATGCAAGCTCCTCCCACGGCACCTGAGCCCCCTCAAAATAAACCTGCCGCAGAAAACGGAAGACCTGCAGGTACTAAAACAAAAACTAATAATTTAATAGCCTCAGATAAGTATAGTAGAAAAGACATACAGAGTACAGTTTACGAAATTGAAGAATTATTTAAAAATGCCGAATCTATGATGCGCAAGAAAATAGATAAGAAAAGATTAAATAAAAACCAAAAAGAATTGATAAGCACATTAATTGAGTCTGTTGTCGCATCTACGGAGAAAGAGAGCTGGAAGGATGCACTTGGGGACTGTATTAAGGATTTCAATCATATAGAGAGACTAGATGTTCTTCCAGAAATACTAGACATATCTGTCAGTCATGAAATAGTATCATATCCTGCTGCAATATTGTATCATAGTAAAAACGTCTCAAAAGACAATAAATAAGTGTATTAATTTTCTGCATGAATTTACCTTTTAAGTATACATCTTCTTTTGCTAACAAAGTTAAAATAGAGACTTTTAATAAAGAGTCTATATCTGAAGCATCACTCCAGAGCTTAAATTCTATCATCCCTGAGGGTATTGACTTCGAGAAAAACATTGACCTTATAGGTGTAGCATTTAATGCTGCCGTAGCAAATAAGTTTAATAAAAATGGAGATGGCATAGATTCTGAGACAGCTGCAGCTATCAAAGATTACTTCATTCACAAGCCCACAAATATAGAACACCAAAGAGATAAGGTTGTTGGACATATAGTAGGCGCTTCATTTTCTAGTTACGGAGACAATCAGGTTATAGAAGACGAAGCTATTAATAATGCTGCCATTGATGGAGAGCCTTTTAATATTGCTCTTTCTGCAGTTATATACAAAGGAGTTAATCCTGAATTTGCTGCATTGGTAGAAAAAAGCACCGATGAATCTAGCCAATTCTACCAAAAGGTATCTGCTAGCTGGGAGATCGGTTTTAACGATTACGACTTAGCTCTTGGTAGCGAAGATTTGAAAGATGCAGAGATTATTGAAGATGAAGAATTAAAAAAATCTTTATCTAAGCACCTTAAAGCTTATGGGGGTTCTGGTAAAACTGATGATGGTGTAGAGATTTACAGACTTATTAAAGGGGACATTTATCCAATAGGCATAGGTTTTACAGCCAACCCTGCCGCATCAGTAAAAGGCTTAGTAACCCACAAATCAAGTGAGGATGATAGCGGGGAAGCGGCACTAAGCTCAAAAGAGTTTGAAAAAATAAAAATATCTAAAATTAAAAGTAAAGAAAAAATTTCCCAAAAGACAAAAGACAATGTAAATTCTTACAACATTCAAAAACCTTATTCAATTATGGAACAAGAAATTCTCGAACAATTCAAAGAAGTCATGGAAGCTAACACCTCCTCTAAGAAGCTATCAGAAGAAGCTGTCGCTAACATGACTAAAATTTTTCACGATGCCATCGTAGAGAAAAGCACACAATGGCAATCTGAAAAAGAAGCAATCGTAACACAAAAAGACGAATTGCAAAGCACTACAGAGTCTCAAGCTAAAGAACTTGAAGACATTAAAGTAAAACTTCAGTCAACTGAGGAGGAGCTTCATACTATTAAGTCAGAAGTTATCGCCGCGGAAGCTGTAGAAAATTTCAACAATCGCATGAGCGAACTAGATGACACATTCGAGCTAGAAGATGAAGATCGTCAATTAGTTGCTAGTGAATTAAAAGAGCTTAAAGATGAAGAAGCATATGCTACTTATAAAGAAAAGCTTAATATTCTCTGGAAACATAAGACAAAATCTTTCAAGGAAGAGCAAGAAAAAGCCATCGAAGAAAAAATCGAAGCTGCCGTTCAAGAACGGTTGAAAACTTCGGAAAGCTCAGAGTCTTCAGAAGAAGAACAAACAGAACAAGAAGTAGTAGAAGAAGCTATTGAAAATGTCGAAGTCGAAGAAGAGGCGCTGGCAAACAATAATGGATCAACTACTGAAGAATCACTCTCTATTAGGGAAAAGTTTGCTAAAGCTTTCTCTGAAGACAACGTAACAATTCAATATTAAAAAAAGAGGAACTAAAACATGGCACTCAGAATCTTACCATTCAGACAATACAACGAACATAACGTAGTAAACTTGTACGCTCTTGACGGCTCGGCCACCATTGCTGGTGACCTTGCTACCAACGGTGACGGCGACGCAGGACTACTCGTATCTATAAATAAGGGCGATTTCGACAAAGGAATTGAATACACAACCGACAGCTATTTGGGTAAAACAGATTACCCTCATGTTGGAGCAAATGGATACCCTAAAGTAACAGGAATGACATTTTTACCTTGTGACGGAACAGAAAGTCCCCTCGGTATCACTCTTAGACAAACAGCAACGCATGACGAGAACGGAGAAAAGCTTCTCTATTACCGTCAAAAAGCTATTGAGCATCAGGCCGTACTTCCAGGTGAAGTCGTTCCCGTTCTTACAGCTGGCCTTGTAACATTGGCCCACACAGCCTTTACATCAGCAACTGTATTGGACAGCACTGCAGTTAATGTAGCAGTTACCGCAGCACCAAGCGGTGAGCTTGAGGTTGGTGGATCTGGACCAGCAGTCGGACGAGTACTCGCAGTTGGATCTCGTACAGCAGGTGACAACCCTGACCAATTCTCAGGACTTAAAACAGCTGGTGCAGCTGGATATGCCCTTGTCAAAATTGAACTTTAATAACAGAGAGGACTTAAAAAAACATGAAGATCACACTTAAAAAAACCGAAGAACAAGTAGAGCTAGTAAAAGCTATGGCATCTCGCAACCGTGAAGTTGCCTACGAAGCCCAAATGGCCCTTGCTGAGTTTATTAGCCCAGTATTAGTAAAGGTTATTAATTCAGCTCCAGTTGTGAGCAATCTTTTCAATAACTTTTCATTCAACGAAATGGATAGCCCAAGCTTACCGCTTGATCTGTACTACGACGTTACTGCTCCTGAATACGTTAAGGTGTACAGCACATCCGTTCCTGGTGGTTTGCCAACGAACACTGTTGTACCTACAGTATCAGAAATGAAGTTCACGACTTATCGCCTTGATAGTGCTGTTGACTTTGATAAGCGTTATGCTGCTAAGTCACGTATGGACGTTGTTGGAAAAACATTTACACGTATCGCTCAAGAAGTTCTTCTTAAGATGGAAGCTACATCTCAGTCGCTTCTTCTTGGAGCCCTTGACCAAGCTAGTACCAATGGCAACGATCACTTTATTAAAGCAGGCGCTTCAGCATTGATTCTTGACGATTTCAATGAATTGTTGACTAAGGCAAAACGTATCAATACTTCATGGACAGGTTCTGCTCCAGAAGGTGGACGTATCAAAGGTATTACAGATCTTATCATGAGTCCTGAAGCAATCAAAGGACTTCGTGAAATGGCCTACAATCCTGTTAATACTAAGACTGGTCCTGGTGCTTCTGACAACGGAATTGCAGCTACTGACTCGATGAGAGATGGTATCTACAATAACGCTGGAACTCCTGAGTTCTTCGGTATTTCTATCATGGAAATCAATGAGCTCGGACCCAACCAGAAGATGACTAATGCTTTCAAGGAACTTACTAATGGATACGCTGCGACAGCAGCCTTTGCAGCTGGTGATGACTTATGCATCGGTCTTGATCGCTCTCGCGAGTCCTTGTTCCGAGCAATTGCTACTGATGCTGAAAACGGCAGTGAGCTTACTTTGGTAGCTGACGATCAGTACAGCGTTCGTCAATCTAAGATCGGATACTTCGGATCAATGGAAGAAGGACGTATGATTCTTGACGACAGAGTTCTTACAGGACTCCATATTCCTGCTGCACCCACAGAATAATTCGGAAAAAAGTTTTTTCACAAAAGATCCACCTTTTTAGGTGGATTTTTTTGTTTCTATACACTATAATAATAGTGTAATCATGTCTAATTAATTAAAAGGAGGACTCACTATGGTACAAAAAAGGAAAGTTACAAAAAAGGCTAAGAAGGTAGAATTTGCAGACGGAAAAGATCAGTCTGTGAAAGATAATAAAGAAAATATCGAATCCCTAATGGGGTTTAAGATAAAAAATAATTACGGAGCTTCTACTGCAGAAGAATTTCAGGAAAAAATAGACAGAATTTCTATTTCAGACCTTCAAGCTCTTGCGGTATCAAATGGAGTGTTCCCCTCAGGTACTAAAGCAATGCTCAAGAACAAGCTTAAAAAAGCTTTTAGTGAGTATTTGATGTTCGCTGGGAGGACACCGACCCAAGGGCATACAAGGCCAATTATGGATCCTGAGGGACAGGCAGCTAAAGATTTCCTAAGAATAATGAACGGAAATTAAAATGGCTGGATACAAAAAAATCAGGGATCTTGCGGTTTTTAATAGTATTTCAAAAGACCACCTAGTTCCTGTTTCTACTCCTCTTGGGGATGCTTTAGAATCTACTGGGAGTACGACTGCACAAAACTTTTTCGGAGCAGTAATATCTAATAGTTCCACGTTTGAGCTTGATTCAGATGGAAATTTAAAAATAAAACCAGGAGCAATAAAGGCTGAGGATATTGGCCCTGGCGCAGTATCAGCTGATAATCTTGCCCCAGGGGCTACCACAACAGTAACATCAGAAACTATGGTTGATGTTAATGGGGTGCAACAAACCATATCAAGTGGGGACGGAGGGTTTATAGCAGTAAGAGTAAGTGATGATGGAAGCGGAGGGGAGCAAGGGCCTAATCCTAGAACGATATCCCATCAGTCAGTAATTACAGGAACTATTACAGAAGCAGACCATGGCTTGCAAACTGGACAAAAAGCCATATTTACTGGAGATATTCCTCCAGAAATAAATTTAGGGCAAGAGTACACAGTTACCAAGATAGATAATAATCAATTCTCGATTGACGGAATTACAGCATATACTACAACTAATGGTAAAGAGTTTACTTTATCAAGGGGAGCATTTGTAGCTTTTGATGCTCAAGATTACAAATCTAACAACAATCCTCATTTTGTAGCATGTGTAAATTTTGAATTTTCAAGTTTCGCACAAGCATTTAGATGGTTCGTCAGGTATGGTCAGGGTTGTTCGAAAATAATACTATTAGTTGGTAAGCAAGGTTCACATGTAGCTCAATGGTCAGATAGCCCAGCAGGAACCGCCGCTAATGCGGCTTTCAATATTGGAGGTGGTAGAAATTTTGAATATTTAACTCAGATGCAAATATGGGGGTGTACCGTTAATTCAACTGGGTCTAAAACTACAGGGTATGATGGAGCTGTCAGTGATGGTGATGGCAACGCTATAGCCGCCTTAGCCTCCCTAACGAGAGCTAGACTTGCAGTAAAATGCAATACCACTAGCGATAACTTACCTATATGGTTTAGAATTTTTGGCTCAGTATATATTGAGAATGTAACTTTTGACTATATGGTGGCTACTGGTAACACGGTGTCTTTGGCTACTGGAATGAGGTGTTCTCACGGTCTTTTTAGCCTTATTAATGTGGGGCTGGTTATTTGGTGTTCAGATACTACTGACAGCAGCTGGAATACTTCAGGTTTTTTTGGTAATGTAAATCCAAATAACTGGATGGGCACAAATAACGGAAATACTGCGGGGACAGTAGCCCTTGAAGGAGGTCAGATATATTATCTAGGCGGAGTAGGATCTCAATGGGGATTTTCATCGATAGGTGTTAATAGTAGCATTGGCCCATCTAAGCATATAATAGGAACTCCAAACACAATTTCCATGCAAATTTTTGAAAGAAGTAATATAGCAGGAGGAGTCGTACAAAACAAGTCGGCATCCACTATTAATAAAACATTTAGAAATATAATAAGCCAGACCTTAACAGCAAACTCCGTAATCTTTAATGATGGTACTAATCAAACATCTGGATATGGAGATGCACAATTTGCTGGAACAGTTGGCACTTTTTAATAGCTTATTATGAGTTATAAATTAATAAGGGAGTTAACCGCTTTTCAAAAAGACGAGGATATATCCACAAGCGATTATCTTATAGCAGCCTCTAACCCAGACGGAACTCCTGCTCAAGAAACTTTTAAGATGACGATAAAAGATGTCGTCAGTGAGTACAATAGAGAGATAGCTGTAGAACAGGCAGAAAAAGCTGCATCTGGAGATTCATTACTTGGGGGAACTTTTTCTGAAATTGAAGTTATTGACGGAAAAGAGGTTATGATTGACGCGACCCCTATAACTGCCGCAAATATAGATACATTAGTTGACCCTGGAAGCGGTCTCGAGGTTATCGAGATTTGTTATGATATAACTAAACAACAAGTACCATGTACAATAAATGGACTACCTAATCCAGCAGTAAAATACAAGCAAAAAAAACTAAGCTTTGCCAAGAGTGGGTCCTCTAGGTCTATTACTATCCAGATAAACGATAATGAAGGTATCGAGTATAGTGGTAATGAAGGACAATTTAAAGTAAACAGCAGTGGATCTTTTGATACAAAGTTCAAGTATTTGCAGGATGCATATAATTATATAAATTCAGAAATAGTCTCTGCAGATATGACTATAAATATATTTATTGAGACCGATCTTAATGAGCCATGGTTTTATGGAAATGGATATATGACCACTTTGAAATTTAGGAAAATTAATATTTATGGAGCACAGGCACAAGATATCAATTTAAAGAAAATTTACATTAAACATGGAGTGGGTAGAACCCTTGTTGATCCAAGTAAATTTAATGGAGAAGATCTTAACGAAGCGAAGAGGCAATGGAATTACAGGACACAATTTAGACATGGTCAATATAGACCAAACCCAACTGATGCTAATCCGAATCCAGTCGATCAGG